ATTCCACAACAATATAAATTCCTTAAATATATTAAAGCTAAAAATAAAAAGGAATATAAGGTTGATCAAGTAGAAGCAGTTGCTGCTTATTATGAAATTAGTAAGAAGGAAGCTAAAGAATATATTGATGTGCTATCAACAGATGAATTAGAAAATATAATACTACAAATCAATGGATAAATTAGATTCAATAGTTACTTCAATTATTAATCAATTTGAAGAACGATCAATTAAAGGTAAAGCAAAATACGGTGTTGATTTAGATCGTAATGATCTAACATTAGTAGAGTGGATTGAGCATGCTAAACAAGAGCATATGGATGCTATCTTATATTTAGAAAAAATTAAACAAGAATATATAGCAAGTGGCAGCCAAGAAAAAGTTATCTGATATTGAGTTAAAAATCAAAAACTACCAAAAGCCAGAAATAAATCATGCTTTTCAGCGTAGTGTCTCTTATTCTCAATATTCAATGTGGGCATCATGTCCTCATAAGTGGTATTTAACTTATGTAGAGAATAAACAACCCTATCAAGCTAGTATTCATACTGTATTTGGTACTGCATTTCATGAAACACTTCAAGACTACATTACTACAATGTATACTGAAAGTGGAGCAGCAGCTGATAAAATGGATTTAGTTGCTTTATTTCAATCTAAATTTGCAGAGGTATATGCTAAAGAATATAAAGCAGCAGGGGCACATTTTAGTAATGCTGAGGAGATGGGTGAGTTCTTTGATGATGCTGTAGCTATATTAACGTTTATTAAGAAAAATCGTAATAAGCTATTTACTATACGTAAAATGAAGCTACTAGGTATAGAATTACCTCTATTACTAAAAGTGGCTAATAATTTATTCTACAAAGCATTCATTGATTTTGCTTTATATGATGAAGATTTAGACAAATACTACATATATGATATCAAAACATCAACAAGAGGATGGTCCGATAATGACAAAAGAGATGATTCTAAAATCTCTCAAGTATTGTTATACAAGCAGTATTTTGCGACTCAATTTAATGTCGATGTGGAAAAAGTCGAAGTTGAATTCTTCATCGTTAAACGCAAAATCTGGGAGCAATCAGAATACCCAATCCCAAGAGTCCAATCATTCAAACCACCAAGTGGAAAAAATAAACGCAATCAAGCCTTAAATAATTTTCAAGCGTTTATCAACGATTGCTTTGATGAAATTGGTAAACCTAAAATAAAGTCGTATCTTAAAAATGTAGGTGAAAAATCATGTAAATGGTGTCCCTACAACGATAAACAAGATCTTTGTAATAAAATGCATTCTTCCATATAAACGTATATATTTATATCAAAATATAATATTATGGGAAACAAAATGCAATTAACAAGCGTGAAGGTTCCTGAAGATTTGTTTGAGCAATTTAAAATTGCTTGTGTTAAGTATAAGTTTAGTGTTCAAAAATTAACAGAGCGCTCTATGTTCTTATATCTAACAAATGAAGAATTCAGAAAAAACATTCACAATCAATTAGACACACAATTTACAGGAAGTATTTAAAACAGTTACATGAAAGAAGGTTATATTCCGCAAGCGCAACGTAAAAAAATCTTATTATTATGTGATGATATCCGAATGACCAGTGGTATTTCCACTATGGCACGTGAAATCGTCATTGGTACTGCTCACCACTACAATTGGGTCAACGTAGGTGGAGCCATTACTCACCCTGATAGAGGTAAACGCTTTGATCTATCTGGGGATACCAACCAAAATGCTGGTATCACTGACTCAAATGTGTTTTTATACCCAACAGATGGGTATGGATCTCCAGAATTAATTAGACAATTAATCCAAATTGAAAAACCAGATGCATTGATGATGTTTACTGATCCAAGATATTGGATTTGGTTGTTTCAAATTGAGCATGAGATCAGAAAGCAAATACCTATCGTTTATCTTAATATTTGGGATGATTTACCTTATCCAATGTACAATAAGTCATTCTACGAATCATGTGATGCCTTGCTTGCTATCAGTAAACAAACTGAAAATCTTAATCACTGTGTATTAGGACCTGAATTATCAGCTGAAAAAGTAATTAAGTATGTTCCACACGGAATTAACGAAAATTTCTTCTTCCCTATCACAAATGAACATCCTGAGTATTTGGCTTTACAAGAGTATAAAAAGCAATTGTATAAAGGTAAAGAATATGATTTTAATTTACTTTACAATGCTAGAAATATTCGCCGCAAATCAGTTCCTGATTTGATGTTAGCTTGGAAAATATTCATTGATCAATTAAGTAAAGAAGAAGCAAGCAAATGTGTATTTACACTCCATACTCAACCAATGGATGAGAATGGAACTGATCTACCAGCAGTAAAAGATATGTTATTTGGAAGAATGCCCCAATACAACCTTGTATTTTCAACAGGTAAGAATCCATCTAACATAATGAATTTACTTTATAATATGGCAGATGTAGTAGCACTTATTAGCTCAAACGAAGGATGGGGATTATCACTTACTGAAGCAATGATTTGTGGTAAACCAATTATCGCTACAGTAACAGGTGGTATGCAAGATCAAATGCGTTTTGAAGACGAAAACGGTGAGTGGATTAAATTTACTCCTGAATTTGGCTCTAACCATAGAGGTAAATATAAAAAACATGGTAGCTGGGCTTTTCCAGTATTCCCTTCAAACCGTAGTTTAGTTGGATCAATTCCTACACCTTATATCTTTGACGATAGAGCTGAACCACATGATATAGCTGAGCAAATAATGAAAGTTTATAGATTAAAAATGGATCAACCTGATCAATATAAAACAATCTGTAAACAAGCTCATGAGTGGGTTCATTCAGATGAATCAATGATGACTGCTAAAAATATGTGTAAAAACGCAATTGAAGGAATTGATGAAACATTTGAAAAATGGCAACCAAGATATCAATTTGAATTGATGAAAGTAGAACCACTTGAACAACCTAAACATTTTGTAAAACACGTTATCGCACAATAATATGAAACCACTAGTTTTTATAAGCTGCCCAATTGATACATTTTCTGGTTATGGCGCTAGATCAAGAGATATTGCTTTAGCAATTATCAAATCAGACAAATATAATGTTAAAATATTACCTCAACGTTGGGGAGCTACACCATTTGGATTCTTACAACCTAATAATCCTGATCATAAGCTACTGATTGATTGTCTTTGGAATCAACCCCAATTGCCTAAGCAACCAGATGTTTGGATTCAAATTACAGTACCAAATGAATTTCAACAAGTAGGTAAATTTAATATTGGTATTACTGCTGGTATTGAAACTACAGTATGTGCTCCACAATGGATTGATGGCATTAATAGAATGAATATTACACTAGTATCATCAGAACATGCTAAAAAAGTATTTGAAAATAGTTCATTTGAAGAAAAAAATAATCAAACAGGCCAAGTCATTAGAAAAATAGCACTTGAAAAACCAGTTGAAGTATTATTTGAAGGTGTTAATACAGACATTTATAAAAAGCTAGATAACGTTGAAGGTGAAGTAGTAGAGGCTTTAAATGATTTAGTTAAGGAAGAATTTAATTATCTATTTGTAGGTCATTGGTTACAAGGTGAAATGGGACAGGATAGAAAAGATGTTGGTATGTTAATTAAAACATTCCTTGAAACATTTAAGAATAAAAAATCAAGACCAGGTCTTATTTTAAAAACATCTGCTGGTAATTATTCCATTATGGATAGAGATTCTATTCTAGATAAAATCAGACAAATTGAGGAATCAGTAGAAGGTGATTTACCAAGTATCTATTTACTACATGGTGAATTAAGCGATGAAGAAGTAAATATATTATATAATCATCCAAAAGTAAAAGCACACGTTACATTTACTAAAGGTGAAGGATATGGTCGCCCATTAATTGAAGCATCAATCTCAGCTAAACCTGTAATTGCCTCTAATTGGAGTGGTCATCTCGATTTCCTTGACTCAGAAATGTCAGTTTTTT